TAACAGTTGTGGTAGTGGTTGTAGTTGTTGTTGTGGTAGTTGTAACTATTTCTGTGCCTTTGTCTTCTTCAGTGACAACAATATTTTCTTCTTCTGTAATAGTTACACCTGGAGTGCAAAGGCCTGTAAAATTTTTACCTGTAGCGTCAGGTAAACAATCTGCCTTAGAATAAGAGGAGACCAGTAGTAATAAGGAAAAAAGTTTTAAACATTGCAACATTCTGCGCATCATCAAACTCCTTTTGTTCTGGTTTATTAGCTTGGACATAATCTTCTCTGTATCTACTGCCCTCAGGAATTAGGTGAGGGTTCTCTTGCCAGTAAGCAGCAGCCTCGGCTCCAATAAGCCCGTTGACTGGACAGGTTAACAACCGTGCTGGACACAGTATTGGTCTCTGCTGAAGAAGTTTGTATTGATAAATACATAAAGACGACAGTCATAAAAGCACAGAATAGATAAAAGTATGCTTTAAACATTTAGCACCTCCAGCGTCTTCTTGCCTGTCTTAGTCTTGAGTTAGGATCTTTTGCTGCTTTTGGAAACTTTTTCATTTGTCCTGCACTTCTAGCACAGAACGACTTTCTTCTTTTCGCTGCTTTAGAACCAGGTTTTACTTTACCTGTTACAGCTGTTTTTAACTTAGAGCCTGGATTGTCACGTCTATATTTAGCGACTCCTGCCTTAGTCATTCCCGCCCCAGCTTTTGTGGGGCGGAAATATTTTTTTGTTCTTGGTGGTTGCTTGTCTCTAGCCATTACCCATCAAAGAAAATAGAGACACTGGTATAACCAGCACCTATGTCAATATATGCACCGTCCTTGAAACGTATTCCCTCGTCTGGAATATATGGATCTACCTGACCTGCAGCTGCGGGAGTATCTATCTCTAATAATTTAGTTCCACTTTGTGAACCATCTCTAATTATTAAAGCTCCTGCTGTAGAGCTACTGACTCCATGAAGTCCTCTAACTCTAGTGCCTCCTGCAAAAACAATTCCTGCAGTACCTGAAGTAGCAGAAAAACCTGCAGAAGTATTTGTTGAGACTGCTGCGTCTGCTGCAATCTGCGTTACTGTCAAAAATTTAGTAGAACCAGTCACCGTTGTATTGTTTGGTCCTGTAATATCTTCAGTAATCGTAGATCCACTAGCATCAGTTCCTGTCACAGTAAATGTAACGCCTGAAATGTTACCTGTAGATGTAAGAGTAACAGTAGTGTCCATATTTGATCCATCACTCACAGATGATGAAACCAAGTTTAAGTTTCCGGCACCTCCTAATGTTTGAGCTATTGCAATTGCAGTTGTGCTTGCAGATACAGCTTTAAACAATTTACTATTAATTGGTGTTACGGACATTGTTTACTCCTATTCGTAACTCACAGCTCTGTCTTGAGCAGCCATGATATAATCAAGGGTTGTCACCTGAGTTCCAGATGCAGTACCTGACACACTCATAGCACATAACTTAAGATTTGCTGTAGGTATGTTTGTCTGTGATGCTCCCACTTCTTGTCTGTTGATGTAAAATCTAACAGTATCAGTTGTAGTTCCTTTTGTAGCTTTAAAACCTAAGGTTACAAAGGTGTCATCAGCTAAGGTTGACTTTGTTGTATCAGAGAACGTTACTACAGTTGCAGTATCACTAGCTTCAGTGACACCAGAAATAACTGCGCTACCATCAGCTAACAAAAATCCAATAATGTTAGAAGACGCTAGAGCGTTCTCAGGGTTGGTTGCAAATGTTTCTGTTAATCCAACAAGAACATCCATTTGATCTGCATCAGATGTTTTAATTCTTGTTTCAAACCAAATGCTATCACCTGCTGTTGTAGGTAGAGAAAAGATCTCATGTTTACCTTGAATTGAAGCACCATCATTTTCTGTGGTTGCTGCAGATGTTAAGGCAATCTCACCACCAGTTGCATCAGCTACAATAGCAGCAGTTGCTCCTGAGTCTTTAACGATTGTCCATTTTAATGTTGTGTCAACGGCACCCTCATAGAAATCATCCATGTAGGTGAATTGATCAGGCCACATTGATTGTTTAAGATTCTCAAGACTTGCTCTCGCTGATGAGAATAATAAAGGGCCTTTAAAGTGTGTTCCAGCCATATTAAACCTCCTTGGTTGTATAGACCATAACCATGCAGTCTCTATACCGTCTGCTAGCTCAGTGGTGCATGATTGTTTTTGCTAGACTTTCAATATTGCATAAAAAAAGGGCGGAGTCAAAGACAACCGCCCTTAGTATTATTATGAAAAAATCTGATTATGCACCAGGTGAACCGAATACACATCTAGGATCAGAGAAACCAAATGAGTATCTCTCTCTAGCTTTGTATCTTACATTACCTGTGTCGAAATCACCTTCCATTGAAGTTCTGATTGGACTTCTTTGGAAAAGTTTAAATCCGTTAGGAATGTCGGTTTTAATGAAGAACGCATCTGGGTCTGTTAAGTAGTTGTTTACTGTGTAACCCTCAGGAATCATACCCATGTTTCTTGTTGCGTTTACATCATTGTCAGCAGTACCAGGTCTGAATGCAGACTCTGTTAATCTGTCAGCAACGAATTGTAACTCAGAAGGAACAATAAGTTTTCTTCCTTGAGTAGAGATTAGTAAACCTCTCTCGTCCACAAATGCAGCAATATCGATTAGAGATTGCTCTAATGATGCTTCATTAAGGTCAGCAGCCACTGCAAGTTCATTTCTCAATGTACCTGAAACAAGTGGGTGTGCGTCAGAAAGAAGAGCAACACCGTCACCACCAGGGAAGTTATTGTCAAAACCGTTGTTTAAAACGTTTGCAGCTTTCACCTGTTTTGTGTTTGCCATGGAACGTGCAAGTGCTCTTGTGTATCTTGCTGAGATTCTGTCATAAAGATTATCTTCAACAGCTTCCTCAGTGATTGCAAAACCAAGTGCAATTGTTTCATGTGTGTAACGTGCTGTGAAAGTTTCTGTTGCATTATCATAGATAATTGATCCACCTTCACTCTTCGTTCTTGCATTACCAAATCCTGATAACATTACTTCTTCTTCGAATGCACGATCTGAAGTTTCTGTATCAAAAATTTCTGCATGTTGAGCGTCATATCGCCCATACTCCAAGCCGAACAGAGCGTTCAAACCTGGCTCTAACTCTTTAACGAGTTGACTTCTAGATATAGCCATAGTTTAACCTCCTATATACCTGTAGTATCTCTAAACTGATGCTTATTAATTCTAACAAGAATGTTAGCGTTAGCAGCAGTATAGTCACTATTGTCCACATCAGTTGATAATGCGACAACAGCGAAGTTAGATGCACTGCTAGTTGCAAATGTATCACCATCAATAACAACGTTAGAAATACCTGATGTTGTATCTCCTACGCTATATGAAGCGATGTTACATGTTGAACCAACCTGTGCTACTCCAGCGTTTGCGTCATCTACTTTGACTTCAAACACCACATCTGGATCTGTGATTACGTTAGCAACGATATCACTTGCTACGATGGCGCCTGGATAGTGATTTGAAAAAGTTGGTTTAGACGTTGTTGGGTCTGTAAAAAAGCAACCGTTAAAAATACCAATAAGTTCAGCACCAGCAGAAGATCCACGAGAAATTGATCCGTTTGCATTTAATACAACTGGATCACCTTGAAATATTGAATTGGTCTCGTTACTTGCAATTGTCAGCTCTTGTTGGCCTTGACCATTATAAGCTGCACCAAGCATTTGAACGGGACGAAATCCAAAGTTTCCTTGTTGATTTGCCATAGTTCATCTCCTTTGTATTTAAGTATCTTAGGATGGTTTCTTATTGCCACCACCAAAAGATACACGACTTTGCCTATCATTATTCATAGGCATACTAGGATGTTGCTCCCTCAAAGGATCTGTTTCCCAAGCTTCTGTCTGTTGATCAGTCAGTCGCTTGTAATGAGCATTACGCTCATCAACAGTTTCTTGAGGTATTCTTGCCAATAGCAAGTCACCTACACTGATGACACCCTCATAAGCTTTGATGCTTCCATTATATGCAGAGTAAAGACTTTTATCATGTTCGTCAGCTCTCACTAACTCCCAGCCCTCTCTGAGTCTAGCATTGATATTTTTAGTATCATCCATGCCATTGACACGATGTCGAAGCCATCTTTGCCTATATCCATCAGGACATGGTGGTGCGTCTAGTTGAGACGGTGGCTTCCAAGGTTTT